TATCAGTAACTTTTTTCTTTTATTTGATAGGGCTTTATCTTTTCTAAATTCCTTAGTCATCCTCTCTAAATCTCGTTTTTTAAGTTCTTGGAGTTCAGGTTCACTCAGATATCTTTTATCTAGATCTAACTTACTATAAGGGGAAGGACGTTTTCCACCTTGAATAATTTTAGGTTTTGGTTTCTTATAAAATTTATCTTTTCTGTTTTTTTTATCTGTCATTATTAATCTTTCTTTTTCGGTGGCAATACTACAATACCGTGGATTGCCCTCACGTTGTGGTCTATTGTTTCTTTTTTGCCAAGTCCTACCCTATTGAGTATGGATTCAGCAGCTTTCATACGAAGCTCACTAGTCTTAACATTACTGCCATCATCATCCATTGTTTGCTTTAATCTATGGACTGCTTTTGGTCCGTGTGTGGCTAATTCTGTTTCGCATCTATTAATAATCTCTTGACGAAGTGTCTTGGATAACCATTTTCTAGAATACTTTGAATACCCTGAATCAACAGTGGCTTTTGATATATTACCACCATTTTCAAACAGTTTATTTAGAAATATTTCTTGTTTTTCTGTTAGTTCTCTTTTTACTGGTAGATTCATCCGGTTTACATTTACATCCTAATTTCTGTAATTTACTTTCGGGATTACCCACAATAAAATGATTCAAACGATCACCTTTATTATACCATGTAAGTAAATCATCAATTCGAAGCCTCAAATCGGGTATTTCTGTTATCAGTTTTTTTGGGATTATTACATCCCCATCATCTACTTTGTAATGCATAGTTAGTCCTTATATTTAGCCTTTCGTACAGGACCTCCGTATTGTTTTTTTACAGGGTATGGATCACTTTGTAACTTTTTATCAAATCTACTATGACCCATATCTTTAGTTTTTACTGGTTTTGAAAATATTCCTATAGATCTTTCATCAGCGTCTAAAAGCTTTGCTTTCTTCTGTGCTTCAGTTTTAATTTTTGGATTACTAGATACATATCTATTAAATAATTGTTTTCCTTTTTTTAATCCATATTCAGCTACAAGTTTACCATATTTTTTACCTGCAGGTGTCTTTAATGCTGCATTTGCTAATCTACTTAAACCAGCTATTGTTGCCCATGCGACTATTGGTATTGCCATTGTTTTGCTCTCCTCTAATTTCTCTGTTAATAATATATTAATAGTTATCTTTTTCTTCTAACTCTACCGCCCTTTTTCATACCTCTACCGCCTTTAGGACTCCATTTCATTGGCGGATTTTTCTTCTTCGGTTTTGCTCCTTTTGCTAATCTATAAAGATAAGCCATAGCTTCAGAAGCTACACTTCTTCCACCTTTTCCACGTATTGCTCGACGAGCAACACCATAAGCTTGTGCTGCTTTACCTAGTGGATCTTTTCTATAGTCTTTTTTCTTTCCGTTTGCCATTGTTTTACTTTCCTTTAATTTCTCTGTTAATAATATATTAATATTTGGCTTTTCGTACAGATCCGCCATATTGTTTTTTTATCTTACCTTTTACCACATTTTTTGCTACTTTATATCCTCTGGACAATAAATCAACAATTTTCTGTTTACTTTTTTTTGGTAATTTTTTCCATATTCTACCTACTGGGTGTTTCTTTGCTAATTCTGCTGCAATAAATTTAGGACTTACTGCCTTTCTTGCTATAGCATGACCTCTACTTAACAAATCTTTTACTTTTGATTTCTTTGTTTTTGGTAAATCTTTCAGATCAGCTTCTTTAAAAATAGTCATTGTTTTGCTTCTCTCTAATTTCTCTGTTAATAATATATAGGTTTTCTAACTGTGTTAGAATAGTTCTTCTTCTTCTTTATATTTTTTAAAATAGCTTTCCCTACTCCATAAGATGCCCCTAAAGCAGGGTTCATCTTAGTAGCTGCAAATAGTACTGGATCAGCAATAAATTCATATGTTTTTCGTTTCTTACTTTTTTCCATTGTTTTGCTTCCTTCTAGGATTCCCTGTGTTATCAAAAGGTAGGCATAGAGTTTGCCTCTAACTTATTCAATAGTCCCTTAGAAAAAGGGGTGCACCGTAGTTATGATAACTAATTGGTGCTGAACCTACCTTTTGCCCCATATGGGGAACTGTGGTTATTTGTCAACTCCAACCTCTCTTTTGTATAATGGATGTTAATCCTTAATTGTTAAGATTTATGATAGGGATTTGAGTAAATAATCCTATATTTTCATTATAGTGCTGTAGAGAGATTTGTCAAGTCTTTTCTAAAAAAAATAAAAAAACTCTTGACAGATCCTGATCTCAGCAGTATAATGGGATTAGAGCCCGTGGGGAACAGATATATCCCTTAGGGTAAGCAAAACAACTCCTCAGATACATCTAGGGTATTGCTAGGATAAGCAAAACAACCCCAAAACTAAAAAATAGAAATTTATTCGAGGTATTGTATACAGCCATACCGCCACCCGTAGTGGACCAAGCCTACCCTTTCAATATAAAACATATTATATATAGTAGATTGCTATGATTTCTCATAACTGATATAAGTGAATCTTTCATTGAACCTAGTTATCCTGTTAGAGATTTTTAGGATGTAAAAGGGTAATTTCTCAAGAATAAATCATAACTTTAACTAGATGTTATCCTGTGATGTGATGTGGGTGGGTTTTTTATCTGAACTGACAAGATTTTATAGGGTGTATTAGGGTGGGCTTGGGCGATACTTTAACAACTACCTACAATGTCATCAAATTAGTAACTTCAGCCTCTTATGGTGCATTTAAAGGCTAAACAAGGCTACCTTGAAATACTCCTCAAGGTAACCTAATTAATGCAAAACAATGTGATTATTTTAGACTTTGGTCAGTATAGATTTCAAAAGATATATAGACAACAAACAACAAGAAACAGATTAGAACAGCTGTTCCTGTAGTTCCGAATACCTCAATACTTGCATTCCATAATTCACTCATAGTAAAGCCTCTCTTTCAACTTTATCAGCTACTCTATGATTATCCCAAAAGTTACAGGCTATTTCAAACCAAGATACATTTTGCACAAATCGTTCAACTATTTCTTGTGTCAATAGCTCCTCGTAGCCTCTCCCTTTGTATTCTCGTGGTGTCAAGGTTGTTTCATAAATATCCGCTTTTACAACTTCCTTTATATTTTCCGCAAGTATAACCTCGTTTTTAGCTCTTAAAGTGTGTTGTTTAAGAACCAAGTAGATTGTTTCATTATTTTCAAGATGTGAAACACAAGCCCAAGTTTCCCAATTAGTCCAACCTAGATATTCTCCTTTTTTAGATTTATCCATAATTTCCTCCATGTTTAAAATAATAATCATAGAAGGCTAAAAATACAAGCCTTTTATGATTTCCTCTTTTTAATGATTTATAAAGCGATAAGTAGCAACACACTCATACCAAAAACCCATATGAGTAAAATTATAAGGATATTGAAATAGTGGCTATCCATTTTCTTTGTCCTCTTTTGGTGGAATAGCAATAACCTGTGCTATTCTTGGATAACCATATTCAGCGATATGTTTTTTAACCTCTCTATCAACGAATTCAGATAGAGATTTTTTACCATTTTCAACAATAGAATGACAATGGTATTGCCCTACTATTTCACCATAACGATTTGGAACATCAAGGGTAATTGGTGTTCCTTCTCCTTCAAGTTTTCTAGTAGCTTTGTTATAAGAGATTTCAATTTTACCTTTTGAATTCTCTTTAAGTGGTGGAAAATAAAGAACCAATCTTAAATGCGGTTCTCGTTTTCTGCCTTGTGAGTATTCGTGGAATAGCTCCATATGAATTGGAATACTCATAAGCGGTAAACTTTCAACAATATCTTTATCCATATTACGATTATATTTCAAACCAATAGAGATACGATTGAGAACAATTAATTCTGATGTATCAAGCATATTTTCGCTATCAGAATTTAGAACATCATCAAGAGTTGAAGGATGTTTATCAATACTTGATGTTGGTTTTATTATTTTATTCATAGTTAATTCCTCCTAACTATAAATATTAATATTAGAATTTATTTTTACAAGCATAAAAAAAGGCTAGGGGTAAATGCAAAACCGCCTAGCCTCTTTTTTCTTAAAGGGAAAAAATATGAATAGTTATAAATTAAGAATTATAACTAAACAGAAATATAATAGATTATTTCTCAATTTCAAGTTCACCTTCTTTTAGATATTTGGTGCAATTCAAACAATAGATGTTTTTTGAATGTCCGCATTTAATTAACGACATACCACCTTGTCTGCAACTTTTACAAATGCAATACTGCCAATATGGTTTCATTAGTGAACACTCCCTTTTTTTCCGCTAGTGTGATAATCAGTACTATGGTCTTTTGCAAAAGGTGTTTTTGGCTGACTATCCAACCAATCGTTGAACTCATCTATTGTCTTGAAGTTTTTACCCTCTTTTCTATTGATGAGCTTTATTAAATTACGAAGTTGTGGTTGTGTTATATTTGTATAAACATAGCTTTGCCAAAGACTAAAAAAGCTCCAAAGTTCCACTCCCTCTATTTTTGCGGTTCTGCGGATAGCTGGTGTCACCATAAACAACATCTGCATAGCTCCAAAATAAAGAGCTAAATCATGCACAGGATTTTTAGCATTTTTCATCATAAAAGAACCAAACTCCGCAAATAAAAGTGGTACTTTATCGTAGGCTTTTTGAACATCCTCTTGTTTAGTATCAAGAGTTTTATTGAAGTTATCAAAATCTTGTTTTTCCTGTTTCAAGAGATTCATAACTTTATCCAATCGTTCTTTTTTATCTTTATCCATAATTTCCTCCAAAAAGATAAAAGTTAATAATGATTTATATTTTATTATTTTTTTTGAGATTGCAAGAAAAAAAAAGCCTCACTATTTCTAGCAAGGCTAATTTTTTAAAATATTGCAAGAATTATTGCAAGTAATAATAAGGCAAGAATAGACCTATACACTATTACAAAAATTTCTTCCATTAAAGACCTCCATTGAGAATATTAATATCCTCCTTCGTTTTTGAAGGTTTTATAAGAACTAACCATATAGGATGTTCAAGACTTTGAGATACAAGATTTCGTCTATCTCGTTCAACATTATGAGTTGCTGAACCTTCTTTGTAAGTCCTATATGTTATAGTTTTATAAGAACCATTTTTTTGTTTTACCTCCTTATCAAATTCACCTTTAAGATGTGAACTCCAATGAGTTATTGCCATATAAACAGCAAAGAGAGTTTTTCCTAAAGATTTAATTTCCCTCTCATAAAGATACATTAGATAATCTAATTTTCTTTGAGAGATTTCCTTTCCGATTTCCTTTTCCAACAAATAAGATTTTCGTTTTCGTTGGGCAAGAGTGAATTTAAAAAAATTCATAACCCATTTATCCTCAACAGGTGTTATTCTCCATTTTTTCAAATCCTCCATACGATTTTCAAATAAGCTGATAGTCTTAACACATTTTTCTGCACTTGCAAATGTGTCAATACCAACCATATGTTTCGTTTTTTCGTGATACCATTTCTCACCACCAAAAACTAAAGTATTCAAGCACATTTCCCTAAAAGCTCCGACAAAGGCTTGAAAGCTCCAATCACCATTGACTGAATTGGCAACATCTAACCTCATGTTTACCCAATCTTCTTTTGTGTTTGTTCCAACATTGTGTCTTATGTTGTTCCAAATAATAGTCCTCGTAGCTTTTGAACCATTTTCAAATATGCGGTCAGTAACTGAAATGTCAGATAAATCCACATCTTTTTTTTTCAGTTGTTTGGTAAAGTCTTTTACCATTTCTTTATGCGGAACTAACTTATATCTCCTTCCAACATCTCCAAGAAAATTGCCGTTATCACCACGAACTATTATTCTGCGGTTTTCAGCTTTTCTCTTTTCACCTTTCCAAGTATATTCCAATGGAATTTCCTCAATAGCAAAATCAAAGAGAGAAAAATCATCAATGTTTTTGTGTTCGTTCACATTAACATCCTTTTCTTTATCTCTCATTATTTCGTTATTGGGTTCTTGATTTTCGGTAGTTGTAGGCTCTTGAGTTTCGTTCATTTTTACCTCCATTGTAAAAAATTATTAATAATATTACTAATATAAACAACAAAAATGGTATTGCAAATTATTTCTATTTTTTTAGTAACAGGGTAGTTTGTTTAGATAGACAGATATTAATGTTCTTGAATTTCTATAAATTTAACAACTACATATTTTCCTTTAGGTATTGGGGGCAATTCAGATACAAACCTTGCACCTTCATCTAACTCATCTAAATCATCAAATATAGTATTTCCACTAACAGATATGTATTGGGGATTGACAAATTTTTCTGCCGGTATTAACAAATAATCACCTTCATCTAGGTTTTCGTAATCCGGTGTTTTTGGCTTTGACAAATTATATTGTCTATAAGTTTGAATTGGTTTTGTTGGTCTTGACATAATATTATAAATCTAATTTAACCAACTGCTCGTGAACATCTTGTCTAGTTTCGTTATCCCACTTTTCAAAATTATCCATAACAATAATATATCCTTTTCTGTATCTTTTTAATTCTGACAAAATATCTTTTTTTTCTTTTGACAAATTTTTAACACTTATGCGGTATTGTTTTAACTCCTCTTGCAATTCTGCTTTGGTCATCTAGGCGATACCTCCACCTTATATCCGTGTTTTCCATATGTGAAAATGTATGCATGTTTTCCGGAATGTAATGTTTTGATTTTGTTGAGATTAACATTTCTATACTGCTGTATTCCGACATCATATACTATTAGATATTTGCTGTCATCTGTTGTTCTTAACTTTTGATTCTCGTTCATAATCTTTCCTTGTAGCTGACGAATTGTGCCATCTTTTTTTTCAAACCAAATTGTAAAAAATTTCGTTTCTACATTTCTTTTGATGAATTTAGCAAGTGCGATTGTGTCCATTATGCAAATATATCCTCAATAATATCAATAAAAGTATCTTTATTCCCAATCCAACAAGTTCCACCTTTTAATATTTTTGGGCAAGTTTGTGCCTCGTGTATAAAACTATAATAGTGGCTGTCATATATTCCACTACCTTTCCATTGTGATAAAAAAGTTTTTTCGTTCATTTCTTTTTACTCCTCTTGTATTTTTTATATAACCTATCAGCCTGTATGTTGGATTTGCCGGAAGATGTCCATATCTTTTTTTCACCTTTACTTGTTTTATGAGTATATAATTCGTGAGTAAAATATTCTAATCCGGTTTTGATTAGCTCCTCACAACTATCTATTATCTCTTTTGGTGCTTGTAACTCCATTAACTTTGCTAGTCTTGTAAATCTTTCTCCTAATTTTCTAGCATGTATCATTACATAAAGCTCCGGTTCTGTCCATTTTTTTTGTGGCTTTTCAATAACTCCGGATTTCTCTAGCTTTTCTCTAAAAGTTTTATATTTCATTTTTCTTCTATATCCTTTTTATAACAAGATGAGCATAGTAATTCGTTGTCAGATGTTTCAATTAATTTATCTTCGTCCTCTACACAATCACATTTATCACATGGTATTTGATATTTAATACTATTCATTTTTTTATATTAAATCAATACAATCTTTTCTGTTTTTGCATTGTGGATTTCCCAATTAAATATTTCGCATAATTCTTGTAATGAAAGTTTTTTAAATTTTTTGTAATCTTTTGGTTCATCTGTATAGAATTCATTATCGTGTTCATTTAATAAAAATTTCTTAATATTTTTTAAAGATTTAAAAGTAAAATCTTTACCATAATATTTCTCGTTTAAAATATCCCAAAGTTTATATTTCATCTTTTTAGAAACTTGCATAAAACTCGCAAGATTTACCCTCCCTCTCCTCAATCTTTTCGGCTAATTCAACAAAGTCAATAAAAGATTTTTGAGCTACTTTTATATCTTTGTCAGTAGCCTCTTTATAATTTGATTTATATCGTTCAGCAACTAATTCAAGAGTTTCCGGTAGTCGTTTTCTTAACAGCTTTGCCGGTATGAACACTTTAATCTCATATTCCACTCCTTCATCTCTACCACTTAAATCACCTAATACATTACCTATTTCAAAACACTCTTTTAATAAATAGTGTGTTGCATATGGTGAACCATGATAAGCCTCTCGCAAATATCCTTTATCTCCGGCTGTAATATCAAAACCTTGTCCACTATCATTTCCATTTAAGTCTTGAGCTGTTTGATTATAACAATCTATTCCCATTTTTTTTATGCCTTCCTTTTGTTTAAAAATTTTTCTACTTGTTGGAAACTTTGGTCATCTAGTTTTTTTATTTCAGTTTCAAAATCTCGGTGCATTGATTCTGTATCAAAACTTTTAACTCCATTTTCATCAGTAGAATAATAAATTGGTATTTTTAAAAATTTAATCATAACCATAAAGTTAGTGTTAAAAATTTTTTCTGCAATAATTATTTTTTGTCTATCTGAACAACTTTTAATAAAGTAACTGCTTTTTCAATTTATCATAACTTTCTTCAAATGTTGGGGATTTATCATCATCATCAAGTTTCGTCAGTATTCTAGTAGATATATCAAAATCATCATATGACTTGACAATTTTATCACTGACAAGTTTACTGACAAATTTATCAAGAATTCTTTTGACAAATTTTTCCACTTGGTTATCTGCAAGTTCTGGTTTTTGAGCTTTTGATATAACTGACAAATTTAGGGTGATTTTTTTCTTAACCAAATATTTATCAAATACTATTTTTGGGGTTTTGTTTTTTTCTACTTTCATTTTTTCTCCTTTCAAATTCCTGTGCCATAGTTTCTGAAAATTTATATGTCATTGACAAAGTTTGTTCATCTATGCAAAGAACAATTTTCCAATCATATGACTTTCCTGTTTTATCAAATTCTTCCTTTATTATTTGTATGACATTTTTCGGAATAGCTTTCTGACAATATTCGTGTGATATATAATTGTTGTTTATATGAGCAACAAAAGTATTACTCTCTATTGCCGGATTAGTTCCAATCAATGAAAAAAGAATTGACATCTTTATCATCTTTTAATACTCCTCTTGACAAATTTAACTGCTAACTCAAATGCCTGTTCGTGTGTATCAAAAGCATTGTTCCCTTTTTTATCAGATAAATATGTATCTGCTGTTTCGTCATATGCCATAAAAGAACCAACACTTTTTTTAGTTCCCTGTGTCTTAATTACTTTGTACAATTTTCCTCGCTGACATTTATTGTATTGCTAGTACCATCAACATTTTTTTGAGAGAACCATACAAAAGATTTATCACCTTCTTTACTGCATTTCCAACCAAAATAAGTATCATATTCTACAATGCCGGTTTTGTCTATCCAAGCAAGAGAATTATCTGTTTGGTCTATTTGATTTTGTGCTGAAAAAGAAGCAACAGGTATGTCAGAATTTACAATGTCCTGCTTTAAAGATGTACAAGAAGTTATTGTTAATACTGACAAAATTACTAGTAGCTTACTCGGTGTCGCTAGGTTTACCATCAGTTGCCTCCATTTTCTTTTCATCAAATTGTGCTGTTTTCTTATCTATTATTTTATCCATTATTTGATTTGCCTTTTCTATTTTCTCTTGTTTAAAGGCAAGGTCTTGTATCATTGTAACAGCTTGAGCTAACAGCTCCTTCGTTTCTTTTTGCATTTTACTTATATCAATAGCTGTTCCAAATTTTACTCGTGCCTTGTTTTCCTTCGTATTATTATATTCTAAATCCACAAAGTATTGTGTAATTTCGTTTATCGCATCAGTATACCACATTGGTTTGTTCCTTTTTAAAAGTAATGTGGCTGAAAGAAAAATGCCCTTTCTTAACCACAATATAGTTGTTAATCAGAATCTTCTGCATCATCATCATCTGCATCTGCATTGTTATCCTCGTCAGCATCAGCATCAGAATCTTCCGCATCATCTTCTGTTTCATCTGCATCACCGTTTTCGTCAGCACCATCGCTGTCGTCATCAGCTTTTGCAGTATCGCTAGAACCAAAAAGCAGTTCTTTTTCATAGTCTATTACTTCCATATTACCTCCTATTAATAAGCGGTTAAAAGTAAACATTAAAACCCTACTTGATTTCAAAAACATTGTCAAGGTCTTTCCTTTCTGCTCGGTAATCAAAATATTTTCGTTTCAATTCATAAATACCTTTTTGAAATTTTTGCATCACTACTTTTAGTTCTTTTTCCTTTCCCTCTTTTTTAATTTTTGTGTCCATCTGAACAAATATTTTATCCATCTTATCTATTGTTGTTCGTAATTTTTCAACCAAACTAGTTGCACATTTCAAAGATTTATATGTATTCATTTTTTCTGCAACCTCAAATTTAATTGTAGATTGTAATGCTGATATTTTATTTCGTTCCTCCATCAATAATCTATTAGCAACAGAATGAGATTCTTGATGATGAACAATTTCATCTTTTAAACTTTCTATTTTTTCCTTCAAATAAAAAGTGTCGTGTATGTCCATTCGGCTATCTATTGTCATTTCTCCTCCACTATTACATTATGTATTTTCAAATATTTCACCATCAATTCAACCGCATCTAATCTACAAGTCCTACAAGGTAATCCGGTATCATTAATATCACAAGTTAATTGATACCTTATTTTATCGCCTAGCTTGACAAGTTTCTTTATTTCTGTTTTTGACAATATATCAGCCATCTTCTTCTCCACCTCCATTAATTTTTCCGGATGCCTCTACTCGTCTTTTTAAAGAGAGACTTTTTATAACCTGTTTTCTATATTCTTTAAAACTGATATTTCTATTTTTTCCATGTCGTAAATCATCAACAAATTCTTCAACCAAATCTTCTGTAAATTGTTCATCTAGTCTTTCTAATTCATCTACAAATTTACTCGCATCTTTTTTATCTATCATTTTTCTCCTTTTTTAAATTCTTCAAAACTATATCTGTTCTATCATCAATAATAATATCTTTAGAATAATCATCTAAATCTATTACTTGATAAGTATAATCTTTTGATAAATTATCTACATCAACAACTACTCCACCCATAACAGTTATTTCTATTTTTTTATCTATCATTCTTTATCCTTGTTTTTTCTCGGTCTTTAAATTCTAAAAAAGACACACTCCAATTTGATTCCTCTCGCAAGGTTTCAATGTAGTCCTCTAATAATCTGTCCTCTTGTTCTCTATTCATTTTTTTATTATCTTTCTGTGTTTTAATAATTCTTGTATCTCATTAAAAGAATATACTTTATTTTTATATTCAAATTCCATTGGATAACATTTAAAGTGTTTTAAATGGTCTATTACATAATCCAAAAGATTTTTAATCAAAAGTTTTTTGTTATTCATTTTACTTTCCTCTCTCTAAATTTCTCTAGTTTTTTCTTTACCTTCAATCTCCTTTTTACACAAAATAATTCAATATCTTGTAAGGTTGATATTTCAGTTAGCATTCCAATTTCATCACCAAAATCACCTATTCCAAAACTAACTAATGTATCTTTTTCGTCTTTTTTTAATCCTTTTATCATAATAGTTATAATACAGATTTTAGGAACTCTTGATTACTTTGTGTAATAGCACCTGTTTTATGTTCCGAACTTTCGCATCAAACACAATCCTATGGTAATCTGCAAACCTATCTCTTAAAATAATATCAAAAATATATATTACAAGAATTATTTTCTGTCTATCTGAACAAATACCTACCCTGTGGGTATATGGATGTAACCCTGCAGGGGGTATCTCCCTTTTATCATATATTTAAAAAAGTGTCAATAGTGTTTGACAAAAAAATAAAAAATTATTATCTTATATATAGTTAGATAATTATATCTAACAGCAGATGTTAACTATGTACATCTGACCTCCTTCGGGTGGGTAGGTTTGTTCATTTTTCTCCTACCCACTTTTTTATAGAGTAAATTATGATTAATGGATTAAAAGAATATTTAAAAAAGACTTCTGACAATTTATTGTTGTTAGGGAAATCTATAAAAAAATTAGTAAATAAATATAAGAAAAAATAATGGAATTTGTTTTATTAACTTGGCTTGGTATGAATCTGTATTATGTTGATACATATTCTAATGTAAACGAATGTATCAGTAAGGCAGAAATATTATTTAAAGACAGGTCGGAATATATGTGCATCCCAAAAAATAATATGAATAAACAAAGAATTGTAAAAGGAGTATTTCATAAAGATTTATTAAAAGAGAAAAAATGAAAATATTTATTGTAGCAGGTATGGTTTTATTTTTAACAGGTTGTACTAGTCCGGTTAATGTTGTATCGTTATGTTCTAATCTTGTTACTTATGGTGTTACAGGTAAAACAAATTCTGATATTGCTGTTTCAGTATTAGTAGGTAAAGATTGTAAACTTGTAAGAGTTTTACAGGAAGATGAAAAGGTATGTAAAGTAGAATGACAATAAGACTAAAAAAAATTAGTGATACTATCGCTAGAGCATATGATGTTAATCCTAAATTTGCAGAGGATATGAATCATTATATTGAACAATATGCAGAATATTATTATAAAATTTTTGTAGGGGAGTGGATAAAGAGAAAAGAGAAAAAAAATAATGATACCACATAGACGACATTTTTTAGAGACACTTGCTGATATAGGTAGTGGATATGTTATTGCAGTTGTTATGCAAATATTAATTTTTCCATTATTCGGAATTGAAACATCATATTTTAATATGTTTATAATTGGTGCTATTTTTATGAGTGTGTCAATGGTGAGAAGTTGGTTATGGAGAAGATTTTTTCATATCAGATATTATAGAGATGAAAAAATTGATTTATGAAGTGGCAAAAAAAGGGGAAAGGAAGGAGAAAGAGAGGTAGTAAATGGAGAAAGGCACAAAGAAGGTTGAGAAGGAGAAAAAAATAAATGAAACCAAATGAATTTGTAGAAACACTAAGTTTAAAAAATCAAGAAATCTATCGTGGAGATTGTCCTGCCTGTGGTAACAAAAATACATTTTCTGTAAAAAATATGGGGGATGCTATTTTATATAATTGCTTTCATGCAGATTGCGAAGTAAAGGGAAAAGTAAAAAGTGAAATATCAAAAAGCTCATTTAGTAATGATAAAAAAGTTTGGAATACTAATTCTAGTTTTGCAATCCCTAATCATTTTGCAGAATTTACTCGTAGTGATTCTGCAGTAGAATATTTAAAAAAATATAATTGTATGGATGCTATTGACAAAAAAAAAGTATCAATAATGTATGACATAAAACAGAATAGGATTGTTTTTTTAATAAAAGATTATGCTGACAAAATTATTGATGCTATTGGAAGGTCGCTTGACAAAAATTCAAAAGTAAAATGGTTGAGATATGGTAAATCAAAAAATCCGTTTATTGTAGATGGTGAGATTGACAAAAATGTGGTTGTAATAGTTGAGGACTGTGCAAGTGCTTGTGCAGTTTCGTGTGGGTTTTCTGGATTAGCATTATTAGGAACTACTTTGACAAATTCAACATTATCAGTTATTAGAAATAAATGGTCTCGTGCTATTGTTTGTCTTGACAAAGATGCTACTGATAAAGCATTAAAAATGTCCGATAGATTAAATTTTTATTTACAAACTGATATAAAGATGTTAGAAAGAGATTTGAAATGTGAAGATAAAGATACTATTTATAGGATGTTTGAATTGAGTAAAGTATGTGCAACAGAATATGAAAATGCAGGGGATTTATAGTGCCATTTTATAGTTATGAATGTGATAAATGTAAAAAAGAAGTGGAATTTCAACATCCTTATGGTAAGTGGAAAAAGAAATGTAAGTGTGGTGGTAAATTGACAAAATTACTATCTGCACCTAGAGTTGCTAGAATGACAAATCCTGCAATGGGTAGATTTTGTCCAGAAACACAATTTAGAGATTGGTGTAAAGATCCATTAACACCGGAAAAAGAAATACAAGGTAAGCAGGGTTTTAAACTGAAACCAAAGAAAAGGAAAGAACTTATATGATACAGAAACAAATATTAGCCTTGTGTTTATACCATGAATTCTGGAAAGATGCAAAACGAATACTCAATGCAAAAATGTTCCCAAAAGAATTGAATAGTATATTTACTGCTATATCCGATGCTCATAAAAAATATGAAACTACTTTTAATGTTATGGAATTGCTGTTGGTTCATCGTGATAAGTTTCCAGCTTTACCACCAACAACAAGAGATGAAATTGAAGATGTAATAAAAAGTTTAGAAATTGTAAAAGTTCCACATGTAAAATTAGCAAAAGATGTTCTTTATAATTTTTGGAAAAGAGATAAAGCTAGGGAATTAGGAGAAAAAGCTGTTGAAATTTATAAAGGTAAGACTAATATAACATTTGGTGATTTACAAAAAATTATTGATGATGCAATTAATAAAGAAAAAATTGAGGGAGGTGCTACATATACTATTGTTAATGAAGATATTGAGGAATTATTAAAAGAAGCTATGACAGATACAGAATTCAAATTTAATTTAGATCCTTTGTCCTCAAACATTGAGGGATTATCTCGTGGGCATTTTGGAATTATTCTCGCAAGACCGGAACTTGGAAAGACAACATTTGCTTGTCATCTAACACAGGAATATATTAAACAAAAAAAGAAGGTTGTTTATTGGGCAAATGAAGAACCAGCTGTTAGAATAAAATTAAGAATTTTACAAAGTTATTTTGAACGAGAAAAGCAGGAAATGATAGAAGATATAAAAGTCTGTAAAAAAATTTATCATAAAGTAATAAAACCGTATCTTACTGTTCACGATTGTGTGGGGACTGACATTTCTGAAGTTATGGAACACGCAGAATTAAACAAACCGGATGTAATATTTATTGATCAGTTAGACAAAATAAAAATTGCCGGTTCATATGATAGGGGTGATGAAAAATTAAAAGCTTTATATGTGCAAGCTAGAGAAATTTGTAAGAAAGCAAATTGTCTAGTGTGGGCAGTTTCACAAGCTAGTTATAATGGTGAGAATAGGCAGCTAATAACATATGCTATGCTTGACAATTCTAGAACAGGAAAAGCTGGTGAAGCTGATTTTATAATTGGAATTGGTAAACCTTCAGAAATAGATACTGATGGAACTAGAATATTAAATGTCAGTAAAAATAAAGTTAATGGGTGGCATGGCTATGTTTCCTGTAAAATGGATTGTATAAAAGGAAGGTTTGATCCGTAATGTTTATGGTGCTTGATGTAGAAACAACATTTAAAGAAGTCAATGGCAAAACTGATCCTAGTCCTTTTGTAGAAGGAAATAAATTGGTATCTATTGGATTACAAAAATTTAGAACAGATATAAATCCTGTAGAGTATTATAAGTTTTCTCACGAGAGTGGTGACGAGAGTGAAAAATCTCACAAAATAATAAACAGCTATTTGAAAGAAACAGAATTACTAATTGGACATAATATAAAGTTTGATTTGCAATGGCTACTAGAATGTGGTTTTGCATATGATGGGGCAGTCTATGACACAATGGTCGTTGAATATTTAATGGCTGGTGGGATAAAATGTGATTTGACATTAGATGGCTGTTGCAGAAGACGAGAGATAAAGAGACCGGAAAAAGATTTAGTAAGTGACTATATGAACAAAGGAATAGATTTTCATAGCATCCCTTGGGGTATTGTGAAAAAATATGGTATTGCAGATATAGAGGCTACTAAATCCTTATCTGATTATCAGGTAGGGTTATTAAAAACATCTTATAAGGAGTTCTTGTAATGAGACCAATATATGAAACTGCAAAAGACAGAAAGATAGAACAGGCAATTATTAATGAATTATCTGATGCTTGGAAAATCTTTTATCAAAAATTACCGATTAAGCATAGACTTGATTTTGCATTATTAGACGATAGACGAAATGTTACTTCTTGGGCGGAAGTTAAACGAAGGGATAACGATTCAACTACATATGACACATATATGTTAAGTTTAGATAAATATATGAGTGGTATGAAATTGTTCAAATTAACAGGTTTACCATTTTATTTGGTGGTAAAATTTAGTGATGGTTTGTATTATTGTGAAGTAAGTTTGTTAAGCTACGCACAATTAACTATATCATTTGGTGGTAGAACTGACAGGGCGGATGCACAAGATGTTGAACCTTGTGTTTTTTTTGATACTAATCTTTTTAAAAAAGTTGTAAGTAAGGAATGACATTGATACCTACTTGTAAATTATCTCTTGAAGTCACAAGAGTGCTGACAGATATTGAATTAGCAGGGTTGAAGGTTAATAGAGATACTTTACAAAAAATTAAAGATGATTATACCAAAGAATATAATCAGTTAGAAAATGATTTGTTGTTAATTGGTAAAGAGGTTATGGGTGATACTCCATTTAATCTTAATAGTGCAGATGACAGGTCGGTCATTGTTTATTCTAGAAAAGTTAAGGATAAGAAAATGTGGAAGGGCTATTTTAATTTAGGTTCTGAAATGAGAGGTAATACTAGAAAAGCAAAGAGACGAATAATTCTCACAGATAATCAATTCAAACGAAGTGTAAAAAGTATGACACAGGTTCAAGCAATTACTATTGCACACAGATGTAATGAATGTAAAGGAACAGGTAGAGTTGCTAAAAAAAGAAAAGATGGAACTTATGGAACAGCAAGATATATATGTAAGAATTGTGATGGTAAAGGAATTTATTATGAAGCAACAAGAAAAGTTGCCGGTTTAAAGATAGGACCTCGTTCTGTATATGATGTATCTGTAAATGGTTTTAGAACAGATAGTGAAACTTTAAAAGAATTAACTTTAACTTGTAGTGATAAGGCAAAAGAATTTATAAAAAAATATATTAAGTATTCTGCTATAAAAACATATCTAAAAACTTTTGTTGAGGGTATAGAAAAATCATTAAATAAAAAAGATTTTATTCATCCACAATTTATGCAATGTATTACTGCTACAGGAAGGTTATCATCTCGTAGTCCAAACTTTCAAAATATGCCACGAGGTGTAACTTTTCCTGTTCGTAAGGCAATAGTAAGTCGCTTTCAGAATGGGTTGATATTAGAGGGTGATTATTCCCAATTAGAATTTAGAGTTGCAGGATTTTTAAGTAAGGATAAACAGGTGTATGATGATGTTGATAATAATGTTGATGTCCATAGTTATACTGCAGAAGTTATGGGTATTTCTAGACAAGATGCAAAAGCTCATACATTCAAACCTTTATATGGTGGAACACAGGGAACAGAAAAACAAAGAGAATACTATGGAAAGTTTAAAACTAAATACTCCGGTGTTGCTGAATGGCATAAGCAATTACAAGAAGAAGCCATCGCATACAAACGAATAAGATTACCTAGTGGTAGAGTCTATAAATTTCCATATGTTGAAAGAACTAGATATGGAACTGCATCTCACGCAACTTCTATAAAAAATTATCCGGTGCAAGGATTTGCAACTGCTGACCTTTTACCAATAGCACTTGTTAGGACACACAAAGCTATGAAAACATTAGGGTTGAAATCTTTAATTATAAATACGGTTCACGATAGTATTATTATTGATGTTCATCCGGATGAGAAAAAAGCTTGTATAATTGCACTCCAGCAAGGTATGTACTCACTAGTTCAAGAGTGTAAAAAGAGATACAACATAGAGTATGATATGCCAATAGGAACAGAATTGAAGATTGGTGAGGATTGGTTAAATTTAAAAGAAATAGTTTGACAATATCCTGTAGATAACCTATATTTTAATTATGACTGATAATAATGGTTCCGCTTTGCCTGCGGACTTAAGTAAGGTTTCAACAGCAGATTTGATGAAAATTACAGGGCAAGTTGATAGTGGTTCTGAAGAGAGTGGTTTACCTAGATTGTCTATAAACCACGCATCTGAAGATGATGAAGGTAATTCTTTACCTAGAGGATATTATGCAATTAAAAATCCTAAAACAGGTGAAGTTATTTTTGCTGAACAAGCATCTTTCAGACCATTTATCAGGTTATTTATGTATAGTGCTTGGGATAATGAAGCTGAAGCTTTTGGTTCTCAAACTGTGCAATTAAATACACTTAATGGCGTATTCTACGATTCTACTGGTGGTGAACGATGTGGTCGTTTAGCAAAAGCTGAAATGGATAAACTTGATGCAAACTCTCCGGAGTATGCTGTGCAAAAAAATGTGAAATGCAATCAAGTTATCTATGGTATAGCTGCCGCAAATGGTATAAATGCTAAAGGAGAAAAAGCATCTATCCAAAATATACCTGTTGTTTGGTATGTTAAGGGTGTGTCTTTTATTCCTGTTAGTAACTTTATTCGCAGTTTGAATAAACAAAAAAAACCTATGTGGGAAACCGTTATGCGACTAACTACTGCCAAGAATAAAAAAGGTGCTAACACTTTCTATGGGGCTATTGTTCAACACGAAGGAAATGCTCAATTTACTGCTGACGATAAAGCATTAATGGAGTTTTTCTTCAAAGGTATAAAGGGCTTTAATGACTCTATACTTAAAAAATATAGGGATGTTATAAAGTCTACTACTAAAGGTGTTGATAAAAGTTTAGGAGATAGTCTAGAGGGTGAATTGGCTACTAGTTAGAATACAATCCTACTTATTAGGAGCAAGCAGGGGGGAGAGTAAAATCTCTCCCGAGCTTGTTAAAGAATTTCAAGAACTTTGTGGTAAAGCATTAGACCGCCAATTCAATCAAAAGAGAGATGATTGGCGACTCCGAATGTCAGAAGTTGGTAAACCACTTTGTCAGCAAAAATTAAAGAAAAAAGGAGTAGAGCAGGAATACGAATATAATGCTGTTATGCGGTTTATTATTGGAGACTTGATAGAAGCATTAGCTATTGTTATTATGAAAGCTGCAGGTTTGAAGATACAGGAATTTCAAAAAGAAGTAAGTATGAAAATAGCAAATATTAATTTGCAGGGAACATATGATGTAAAAGTTGAAGATAAAATTTATGATGTAAAAACTGCCAGTCCATACGCATTTGATTCTAAATTTGGTGAGTGGGGTGGATATAACAAGGTAAAAGAAGATGATACATTTGGGTATATTGCTCAAGGGTATTCATATTCTCATGCTAGTCAATCAAAATTTGGTGGGTGGATTGCTATAAATAAATCAACAGGAGAATGGGCTATATGTGAAGCACCGGAAGAACAAGACCACGAAAAACTAAAAGCATTACAAATTGTAAAACATAATATAGAAAGTATTGATACAGAATTTAAGAAAGAATTTGATGACTATGCTGAAACATACAAACCTACATCTGGTCCATATAAGGGGGTAAAAAAAGAAAGTGGAAATAGGATTATGACCTATCCTTGTACTTTCTGTGGATATAAAAATCATTGTTGGGAAGATGCAGTTCTTGCTCCCAAAGTTACAAGCAGAGCAAAAAATCCTCCCTATATTTGGTATACAAAACTAAAAACTAGGGAAATAAAATAATGCCTGTTTTACTGCAAAGTAGTATTAATCAACACGACATATCAATAAATCAAGACACTATCTATGTCTACCTTGATAATGAACAGAAAAAGAGTGGTAGTGATTATGCTATACTAATGAGAAACTATTCCAATACCGTAGGTCTAGTGGTAAAAGAGAAACCATCTAATGCACAAAAAAGCTATTGGTCTGATGGAATATTTCCTAGTAAAAAAGAAATACTTGATGAAGGATTACAGAAGATACATAGACATTTGAGAAAAGGGGGGATTGTTGTACTGACCTGTGATTGGTCAGATGATGAAAACCTAGAGAAGTATTCATATAAAACCTATGATTATTTATTAGAATCTATAGGGGAACTTAGAACGAGGTATAGTAAAACCATTGATTCGTAGCCATAAATTTAGATCCAATTTTGAATTGGGTGTTATGACAGCTGTTACTAAATATGGTGTAAAAGTTGAGTATGAAACACAGAAAATACAATATGTTTTGCCTCCTAAAACTTATACACCGGATTTCTATTTTCCAGAATATAATTTACATGTAGAGTGCAAGGGATTTTTAAAGATGGTAGATCGTAAAAAACATTTATTGATTAAGGAACAGCATCCCGAATTGGATATTAGGTTTGTATTTGGCAGGGCAACTAATAAACTTTCTCCAAAAAGTAAAACAACATATGGAGGTTGGTGCAAAAAGAATGGATTCATATATGCAGAAAAATTTATACCAAAGGAGTGGTTCAATGAAAGAAATACTAAAGATATATCCTGATGAAAAGTTTATGAAAGCAGATGGTTTTGATGATTGTATTATAGGAGTGTCTCATAGATTTGGAGAACCTTTAGTACTTGCTTACGATGAAGGAAAAGTAATAAAAAAATTAATGAAAAGAGATAAGATGACAAGAGAAACTGCGTTGGAATTTTATACCTACAACATTATTGGTGCTTGGGTAGGTAAACAGACTCCTATTTTTATTGAAAGAATAAAGTAAAGATTATGAGAAAAAAATATGATAGAGTAAACTTAAAAAAAGATGCCGCAAAACTGTTGGGTTTAAAAAATGCAGCCTGTGGTATTATATTAGAGGCTCAAAGTGATGAGACATTTGCAATCAAGGCATTTGAAAGCCCTAAAGTATCACGAAAAAAAGCAGTACAAAATCGTGTCCCTACAAAAAAAGATGTAGAGAAACTGATGAAAACAATGCAACCTAATATGCATCTGATGCATCTACAAAGGGGGTTAATCTATTTGTTGTTAAAACATATGGATGTTATATATGAGGCTGCAGATAAATCTGTGGTAGAAAATTTTAGAGAAATTGAAGAAATGCTGAATACTCCTAAAAATAAAAAGGTAAAAGAAAAAAATAAAAATATAATATATGTTAATTTTGATAAGGACACAATACATTGACCACACACCTAATTATACCTGATGCTCATTGTATACCTAGTATTTCAAATGAAAGATTCACTTGGTTGGGGAAACTTGTAGCTGAGATACAGCCAGATGTTATTATTGATATTGGGGATTGGTGTGATATGGAAAGTTTGTGTTTTTATGATAAGGGTAAGATTCAGTTTGAAGGTAGGAGATACCAAAAAGATGTTACATGTGCACTTGATGCAAAGGAAAAATTTGAAAATGAGATTGCTAAAGTAAGCAAATATAAGCCCACAAAAATTGCTATTACGGGGAACCACGAACAAAGAATAGAAAGAGTTGCAGAAGAAACACCGGAATTAAAAGGTGTTCTTGATGTAGAAGATTTGGGATATTTGAAATATGGATGGAAATTGATACCCTACTTGACACCATATAACATAGATGGTATTCTATATGCACACTACTTTTCTACAGGTGTTATGGGTAAAGCAATGTCAGGTGAAAATGTAGGTGCCCGTTTAATTAAAAGCACATTTCAAAGTTGCACAATGGGTCACAGTCATAGACTCGATATTGCTACACGAACTAGAAAAGATGGAACAAGATTATGGGGATTAGTATGTGGGTGTTTTTTTGAACATTATTTGAAATACGCACAAACTGATAATAATGCTTGGTGGAGGGGTGTAATTTTAAAACGAGATGTTAAAAAAGGAAATTATAATCCTACTTTTATAAGTCTCGATGTTATTAAAAAGAGGTATAAATGAAAAAAGACAAACAAAATAAAGAGGATCAAAAATACGATCCAGTAAATAGACCAAAACACTACAATCAAGGTGGTGTTGAGGTATATGATTTTATAAAAAGTAATAAGTTTGGCTACGCACAGGGTAATGTAATAAAGTATGTCAGTCGCTATAGATACAAGGGGACACCCATACAAGACCTGTTAAAAGCTAGGTGGTATCTCAATAAATTAATTGAAGAAACTACACTTGAATTGTCTAACTTAAAAAAAGCTAGAGATGCAGAAGCAGAAGGTAAGGAAAAAGACGATAAAAAATAATGGAAAATATCTGTTATAGAAAACTATCCATAATACAGACAATTAGGATAGAGGAAAGACGAGTTCGTGTTCATGTCTGTTTTGATATACACCCTGTAAAATGGATGAAAAAAGAACCGAACTGTATACTTAGAATAAAAATTCATTCAGGAGGCAAGGCAACACATTCAGATCATATGTACGAAGATGAGTCAAATTTATTAACTTCAACTCTCAAGTACTCAAATGATCACATAAAGACCTTAAAGGACTTATATAAGGAAGTTCCTAGAAATAGGAGGAATGGCAAACCAGTAACTATACTGGGTGCTATTTGTAAACTTTTAATAAATGATTATTTTTTAGAGAAACCGTATGTACAACAAGCACGAAGCGACTATAGCTTCGATCAACTTCAAACTCAATTCTTATGGACAGATTATCACAGAAGTCAAATCAGTTAACGATAAAGATTTAAAGGAAGTTTTGGATAAATGGAATACATCCTATGAGAACACCCACCAGCTTTGCTCATTTGTAAAATGGGCTAAAGCTTATATGGATATGTTCTCAAAAGATGCAAAGAATATGTTAGGGTGAGTTAGATTATTGGCAGAGTTCTAATTTCTCTGATAATTTGAGTTGTTCGATCATCCAGATATCTACAAGAGGATCTTGTAAATTTTCTATCTTGTTAATGACCTCTTCAGGTGGGTGGGGATAACTAGGGCAGTAATTACTTACCTGATTTCTCACGCAACTTGTCGTAAGCATTGCGAGCAGAAATAATCCTAGCATCAATTTTATCGGCTTCTTTATGTTTTTCATTGTCTAATTCCGCTTGTTTTAATAGTTGGTCCTTCTTGCCTTCGTTTTTAGCAATATACCACATCATTAGTGGTTGAACTATTTTAAGTATAAAGCTAAATATAAATTTACTTATCATTGTTTTTGTCAAAATGGTTAGAAATACGGATATAAATTTCGAAAAATAACCATACAA